GATGGGTACAGACAAGAACCTAAAGAAAAAGCAAGAGATTATATAGGTGCATCTGGTATAGGAACTCAATGCGATGCTTACCAAGCATTCTCTTTGAGAGGTTTCCCCAATGATGTGGCAGAACCAAAGTTAAAAAGAATATTTAAACTTGGTCACATACTAGAAGACATAGTTGTTAAGGATATAAAAGATAAAGCTGATGTAAGGGTCTGGGAAAAAGACGGACTTACTGGCAGACAGTATACTTACGAACAGTTAGGTGGTCATGTAGTTTGCCACATGGACGGACACATAGAGACAGATGATGGTGTTCTAAGAGTATTAGAAATAAAATCAATGAATGATGCAAACTTTAAAAAGTTTATGAAAGACGGAGTTCGTATCTCTCACCCTAAATATTTCTCACAGTTACAAATGATGATGGCATTGTCTAATTTTAAAGAAAGTTTTTTTATTGCTATCAGTAAGAACACTAGCGAATACCATGCTGAGATAGTTAAATGGGACGACTTCGAGATAGCATTTATAAAGAAAAGAATAGAAGACGTTATTGAAAACAAGGCAAAGAAACTTGCGACAGACGAAACTGATTGGAGATGCAGAGGTTGTTTTAAAAAATCTGTTTGTTGGCACAATGCACCAGTTCCAGTAGCTTGTAACACTTGCCAATTTGCAGAAGCTAACCACCAAGGTACTTGGACTTGCAAGAAAACAAACTCGGAAGCAACAAAAGTTTGCTCCTCTTACCAAGTATATAAACCTATAGAGAAATAAACATGAAACGAGATAAGATATTACAAAAAGCAGGAAAGCTTATAGCCAAAGACAGAGCCAAGATATATGGCGATGCATTGGCAAACCATAAAAGAATAGCAAAGTTGTGGTCTGTTTTATTGGAGAAAGATGTAGCACCACAAGATGTTTACAAGTGCATGATTGCTGTAAAGTTGGCACGTCTAATTGAAACACCCAAGCATTTAGACAGTGTTATAGATATAATTGGGTATGGTGCTTTATATGGAGAGATAGCAGATGACTAATCCGAGATACACAGATGATTTTATTGCTCAAGTAAAACTATGGCATAGAGAAATGCAGAGCAGAAAGAAGAAACCTAACGACAAAAACCACACAATACAAGACACGGCTAACAGATTTACACTAAGCATGAACCAAGCAAGACGTGTACTTTATACAATGAAAACTCAACACCCTTTGTCTGAATACAAAGAACCTTACTATGATTGATATTCACATTGGTGATTGTAGAGAGGTTTTAAAAACTTTACCTGGTAGGTCTGTGAACTGTTGTGTTACCTCACCCCCATATTGGGGGTTGAGGGATTACCAAACTGGTACATGGGAAGGTGGCGACCCTAACTGTCCTCACATGAGAACTACAAAAATATCTAAGGATACTGTTACTGGACATAAAGCCATGCATGAACAAGGCAATGTTGTCGGTGACGCAATATATAGAAGCACATGTCCTAAGTGTGGTGCAGTAAGAAAAGACTCGCAGTTAGGATTAGAAGAAACACCATCACAATTTGTGAATAATTTAGTGCAAGTCTTTCGTGAAGTTCACAGAGTGTTAAGAGATGATGGAACTCTCTGGTTAAATCTTGGAGACTCCTACTACAATTATAGAGCAGACGGAAAGCAAGTAAAGCAGACAGTATCAAGTACAAGGCAAGACTTTCCAGAGTCAAGTCCACATAGAGCCAACAAGATAGACGGACTAAAACAGAAAGACTTGATTGGTATACCTTGGAGAGTTGCGTTTGCACTGCAAGACGATGGTTGGTATCTAAGACAAGACATCATATGGCACAAGCCAAACCCTATGCCAGAGAGTGTGAAAGATAGATGCACAAAGTCACACGAATATATATTTTTGTTTAGCAAGAATAAGAATTACTACTATGATAATGAGTCAATCAAAGAGAAAGCAACTGATTGGGGTACAAGAGACAGAACAGACGGCAAGTATCACAATGAAGGTACTGGTCTGCAACCACATAGTGGTCTTGAAAAATCATACGAAACAAAGAACAAAAGGTCTGTATGGACAGTAACTACTAAGCCATATAGGGAAGCACACTTTGCTGTATTCCCAACAGAACTAATAGAACCATGCGTAAAAGCAGGGTGTCCAGAGGAGGGAACAGTGCTAGACCCTTTTGGAGGGTCTGGGACTACTGGACTTGTGGCAGACAGACTTGGTAGGAACGCCAAGATTATTGAACTTAATAAAGATTATATAGAGATAGCCAACAATCGTGTAATGAATGACGCTCCGTTGTTCACAGACGTAAGTATTAGATAGATTACCATTTTATGTCATCACAGTTCTTCATACGCTCAATTAAACGCTTCGCTCTGTTCGGAACTTGATGAAACCATTTCGACTGCTCCATCTGAACGCTGGCTTCAAACCAATCTTCGTCTTTCACAGCTTGTATTTTCTTTTTGAATTTGCTGTAACGAGGAAATCCGAGATTAAACATCATATTTGCGCATACTCTTTTCGCTTGCTCTGGCATGGTGTCCCAATCCTCATAGATTTTTTTACAGTCATCAATGGTTATCTTGATGTCTTGTTCAAACAATTCATTAACTCTTTCTTCAGAGACTGATGTACCTAGTGGTTTGTCAAACTCTGGTTCGTCTTCACGGCAAAGGTGTCCCACCCCACATGTTTTTAAGCCTAAGTGGTCTAGGTATGTTTCATACTTTATGCCTTCGTCTCTGGCTAATTCTTCACGTAATAAATTTATGTTCATTTTGAACTCCTTTTATTCATAATTTGTAGTCCTTGCTTACCGAACCTATATCCAAAACTGCTGCCTATCACTATATACAACATGTTATGAAACCAATTTGGTGTGTGTTGGTCTAAAAATATAAAGCCTTCTTTAACATATTCTTGTGTCCAAGGCAGAAAACAGCAGGTTAATACTGCTATAAACCAAAGTGACCACGCTTCGTCTTTCCAACTTTCGCCCATCTGGTCTGTCAAAGACCTCTCATTAAGCATGGCAGACGTGGCTTCTGTCTCGTAAACTTTCGCTTCGGCTTTGGCTCTAGCTACTTTGACTTCTGATTCTGCTTTTGACTTACTTACTTTACCTTCTAGCCAAGTCCCTGCAAGGGAGGCTATAGGTCCGAAAATAGTTTGTAACATTTTTTACCCCTTAATTTTTTTTGTAATCCATAGGAACATTGCATATACTGCCAATCCATATACAGTTGCTATGCCTATATCTACTAGATGTTCTCTCATATGGTAGATGAATTGAATGCCTGCTTCGACATCACTACCACCCTCACCAATGTTTATTGTCTTGGTTAGGGTTTCCACATCACTGATTGTTTGTTCTATCATGTCTGTTTAGTTTTTTTCTTGCTCGGTTTAACTGTATAGTTAGCGGCTCTGTTTATAACACAAGGGCAATTAGCGTGTTGCATCTTGCCAGTTTTTGTTTTGTTTCCAATAACACGTACTTTTTTACCTATACTATGCATGACCTACCACTTCTTGCAAGACCAATATCTGGCAGTTAGCTTAGATGGTGGCTTGCTATCACATCTATGCCTTGCTCTAAAGTTCTTACGTCTGCCAGGTTGATTCTTTTTAATTTTCATATTCGCATCGCCAAAACGTATAATCTTTTCTACACCATTAGCACATGCTTTAACTACAAACTTCTTGCCACCAGAGACTTGTCTCCTCGGCTTGTTACATGGCATCTTTTTCTTGTTAAGTTTTGGTGCTTTCTTACCCATTACGCTGCCCTCTTCTTTTTCTTTTTCCAACTAATTCTTTTTGAACTCGTCTTCTTTTTAGCCGCAGACGTGCATTGTGCTTTGGTTGGTCTGCAAGCAGGGTATGGTCTCTTTGAATTTTTTGCTGACTTCCTTCCACAAGGCTTGCCAGTTTTACAGTCTATCCAACCCTTACCTTTGTTTCTTTTAAACCATTTATGTAAACTGTCGCTTCTCATTATAATCCTTTATGAAATACTTTTTCCCATTCTCTATGACGTTTTAATGGAATCTTTACGTAAGGAAGATAGCGAGCAATAAACAGAAGAAATCTATTTATTAAGTTAAATGGAAACTTCATTGGTCTAAGTATATCCATAAACAATACGACACGTATTTTGTCTGAATTGTTAAACGCACTGTGTTTGTATGTGTCATCAAAGTAAACTACTTCACCATTCTTCCAATAATATGTTTTATCGTCTACAGTAATAGAACAATCTCCTTCGTCTGGTATGATTAAACCAAGATGCGCTCGAAGAACTCCTGCCCAAGGTCCACAATGTGGAGGTAAATATTTTCTAGGACCTAGAATAGAAAGATAAGCAGAGATAATTTCTGGGTTACGTTCTAACAAAGCTTTAGTCTTCGGCATCATGTTTAAATTTTTTTCAAATTTAATATTAGCCGCTTTAAGAAAAAACATTTTCCATCGGTCATCATTAGAAAGATGCGTCTGGTCAGGACTAATCATTTGGAATGGTGTAATCTCATCATATCTTTTTAGCACCTGTATTGTTTCTTCTTTAATATCTTCATAATTTTTTTCTAAGTCTGGTGTAGCATTTAGTAACTTTTTATCAAAGAATGGCTTGTCTTCAATAATACAACTAGCTTTAAATTTTTTATGAAAAAATTTTTCCAAATGATTTTGTAAAAAATACTGGTCAGTCAATAAAAGTTTTACTGTATTAATATTAAACATTATGCTCTTTTCTTTTTCTTCTTCTTACTGTTACCCCAGTTGGCTGCGCCAACCTTTCTACATTTTACTAAAGCACCAGACGCATACGCTGAGGGCCAGACGGAATAACTTCTTTTGACCTTGTGATAACATGCGTCTTTCTTACTTTTCTTTTTTGTTTTCGCCATTGTCTTCCTTCTTTAAGTATGGTTGGTCTTTATCATACACCAGAATAGCCTTTTCTTTGTCCGTTCTTTTAGAAAAAATTTCTTTGTTTTCACGTCTGAACCTATCTATTCTTAGTTTAATATCTATTACTTTCTCAATAGCCAATCGAAAAAACTCTTTCTCTTAGCAGTTCCTTTGAGCCACTCTACTATATCCCATAGTGTTTTCTTTTTTTCACCTACAACTCTGGGTGTATATACAGTGGTCTTCTTTGGTCTACCCCTTTTGTTTGTCATTTCTTTTCTCCTTCTTTTGGTGGAACAGATTTAGGTACGCAATAAGCTTTGACCCAAATCCTGCTGTCTCCTGCAAGTGATGGGTCAAGGTTTTGCGCTCTAATCTTTTCTGCAATTCTAAGGCACGTATCCAAATTACTGAAATAGACTGCCTCCTGTACAGTTCCTGATAAAAATACTACTAAAAGCCATGTCATTTACCATTTTCTTTCGACCTTGTGAAAGCTGTCGTACCCATAAAGGTAGCAACTATACCTAAATTTGCTATAACATACGTAGAAAGTAAAGCAGTAACCATCTCAACTCTTGAGTCTGGTATAACAGGAGACATGACTAATACTATTAATATGATAGACGAGATAGACGATACCCAACACAGCATACGCTGTTGGTCTTGCATCTTATCAGAGTTCTCAAGACGTATCATATGTTCAGACTGTGCTAGTTCTTTGTCTGTAACCACACCATCACCATCTAAATCAAACTGTTCGTATTGACTGCCTTTTTG